GGCATTGGTCCTGACATTACGACCGTGGCGGGGATTAGCAGCGACGTGACAACCGTGGCGGCGGACACGGCGGACATTGGTACTGTTGCGTCAGACATCACTGGCACCAACACGATTGGTACAGTGGCGGGCGCGATTGCTAACGTGAACGCAGTGGGTAACGACATCGCAAACGTCAATGCAGTAGCCGCAGACGCGACGGACATTGGGGTTGTTGCTACGGACCTGAGCGGTTCGGATACAATCGGCACGGTCGCCGGGTCAATCGCAAACGTCAACACACTTGCAGGCAACGATGCAGGCGGCACGGCGCACCTGACGAACATTAGTGACCTTGCGCCGCAAGTGACCAACATTGACACGCTGGCGTCTGGCACTGACAGCGGCGGCACTGCGTACCTGACGCACCTTGAGAATGCGGCGACGAACGCGGCAGCAGCGCAGGCAGCGCTTGAAGCGTTCAACCGGACGTACCTTGGAGCCTACAGCGCGGACCCAAGTGCGGACGGGAACGGCGACCCGCTGACCGATGGCGACCTGTACTACAACACCACGTCAAACAATCTGAAGTTCTACGATGCTGGCAACAGCGTGTGGGTGGTGCTGAACAACAGCGTGCAGGTGAACGCAGCGTCTACGCTGGGCGCAACTGGTGACGTTAATTTCACGACAGAAACGCATCAAGACTTCATAATGCGCGACAACAGCAACCCGGCGCAGTGGGTCAACGTCGATCCCGCAGCCGTGCGGCAAGCGATTAACGTCGAAGATGGCGCGACAGCCGACCAGACAGGCGCAGAGATTAAGGCAGCTTACGAACTAGAAGCAAACGCCTTCACAGACGCTCAGTTCACCAAGCTATCCAACATTTCTGCAAACGCGGACGTTACAGCGGACGCTGGCGCTGTCATGGAAACAGACACGACGACTACGGCAATGCAGTTCGTTGTTGATGAAGACGATATGGTGTCTGATAGCGCTACGAAGGTGCCGACGCAGCAGAGCGTCAAGGCTTACGCGGACACTAAGCAAGCCAACATCACAACCAGCAGCGGTACAATCAACGCTCAGTCTCTGACGACCTACGTGACTGGCGATAGTGGGTCTGTGTCTGTTGATGTGCGCAAGGCAAACCCTCGGACGACCACTGGCACGCACACGTTACTTGGCGGAGCTACGCTGTACTATGCGAACGCAGCAGCAACTTACGACACAGCAAGCCTGACACCGGGCGATATTGTGACGATCTACAATGAGGGTGGCGGGGCCGTCACGGTAAACACTGGTGGTACGGTCAGCCTGTTCAAAGACGGCGAGGCCAGCCCAGTTCCCACCGCAGTGACCATCGGTGCAGACACCATAGCCACCGTGACGTGCGTGAGCGCAACCAAAGCCATTATCGCCGGGAGTGACCTGACATGAGCAGCGTAGCAAGCATGATGTCGGTAACGGGGTCGCTTAGTGGTGGTGGCCCGCTTTCGGTGACGTTTCTCGGAGGGCGTAGAGATGAAAACCCCGGCAGAACAGTGACCACAGGTTCCACCTACAGTAACATTCAGTTCACAACACCTAGCTCATTTAGCACAAACATGCCAAGCGGCACGTCTTTGGTTGTCGTTGCCATCATGTTCGAGAAAGTGGCCGCGGGATACGCTCAATCCACTCCCCGTCTCGAAGACTCTGACAACCAAACTTGGACCCAAATTTTACAACAACACACCAACACAGGAACCGGTTCTGGCAGTGAGGTGGTGATTATGGCTCGTGAACTTAGCTCTTTGCCAAGTACATTCACGGTTCATTACAGAGATTCACAGGCACGAGGGGTCAACTCGGCATGGTACGCCATTCAAAATTATACTTCGACATCTGCGGTTGATACTGACGTTGATTTTAACGCTGCTGGCTTCGACAACGTAGCAGGTTCCGTCAGCCTTTCATGGACTGGATTAGGTGCCGCCTGCATCGCAGCAGCGGTGGACGACAGGGAAAACAGCCCGTCCATAACTGGGGGTACAGAGGATTTTTACTCTGAAATGCGGCTCGGTGGTTCAGACAATAATTTGACCCACAGCGCCAATTCGATTCTTGCAACTGGCACTAGCCAGAGTTTTACACGGCCTGCTGCCACTTCAACTAGCGCCATTATAGCAGCCGTGGCGTTCCGATGAACGCAACCACAGACACTAACAACAAGGAACTTAAACGATGACAGAAAGCAAAAACTGGTACGCATCCAAAACTGTATGGGCCGTTCTGGTCATGCTCGGCAGCGTGGCGGCACGTAACCTTGGCGTGGACCTTGGGCCATTCGAGGCCGAAATCAGCAGCCTGATTCTCGATGGCGTTGCACTTGTGGCCGGGGCTGTTGGCCTTTGGGGTCGCATTGCGGCAACTGCGCGCATCGGAGGGTAAGACGTGACTGACGCTGAGATTGCAGCCATTGCCGAAAAGGTGGCAAAACAGGCCGTTGACGAGACCCTGCGGCGGCTGAACCTCAACGATGACGACAGTGGGAAAGACGTGCATGACCTGCGCGAGCTGCTGTCAAGCTGGCGAAGCGCTAAAAAGACAATTGGCACGACTGTTACGCGCTCCGTCACGCTTTTTGTGCTTGGAATGCTTGCGCTAGGGGCAGTAATGCAGGTGCGTAAACATCTTGGGAGTGATGATCTTGGTGGATAATAGCGTCAAACGAGAAGACTTACTGGTTGCATTGCACACGGCGGTCGCTGAAGACCTGCACGCGCGCATTACGAACGGTGAAGCAAGCGCTGCTGAGCTGTCAGTGGCCGTCAAGTTCCTAAAAGACAACCATATCGACGGCATTCCGACAGCCGACAACGCGCTTGGTGCCTTGCTCGACGGCATGCCAGACTTTGAGGAACCCTAAAGAAAAAGCGCTGTCAGTGGGGTGAGGACCGACAGCGCTTATCAGGAGTCTTGGGAGTAAACTAGGAAGGAGGAATCATCATGTTCGCTTACCGTCCTGATTAGTAACCTAAGCGTAAGCATTGTGTCAACGCAAAAGATCAAAGACGACTTCCGGTCCTTTCTGTGGCTGGTGTGGAAGCATATTAACCTTCCTGACCCTACACCCGTACAGTACGACATCGCTCACTACATTCAGCATGGGCCTAAGCGCTGTATGGTGCAGGCCTTTCGCGGTGTCGGTAAGTCTTACATTACGTCCGCTTATGTCGTGTGGGCGCTACTGAACAATCCAGACGAAAAAGTGCTAGTGGTCTCAGCGTCCAAAGAGCGCGCTGACGCCTTCTCTGTGTTCACGCAGCGTATCATCAATGAAATTCCCGCCTTACATCACCTGCGGCCACGCGAAGACCAGCGGAACAGTAAGATCGCTTTTGACGTCGGACCTGCGCAGCCAAGCCACAGCCCTAGCGTAAAGAGCGTAGGGATAACCGGTCAGTTGACGGGAAGTCGGTCAAGTCTCTGCGTAGTTGATGACGTCGAAGTACCCGGCAATTCGGCCACTCAATTGATGCGCGACAAGCTGGCTGAGTTGGTCAAAGAGTTCGATGCTGTTTTGACACCCGGCGGACGCATAATTTACCTAGGCACGCCACAGACCGAGGACAGCCTCTACAGTCGCCTTCCGGAGCGTGGCTATACTGTATGTGTCTGGCCTGCCCAAAAGCCGTCAGTGAGCGCTACAGAGGCGTATGGAGGCACTCTAGCGCCATTCGTTGAGCAGCTTGACGTCGAACCCGGCGCATCCGTCGATCCACTGCGGTTTGACGACGATGATTTGCTAGAGCGTATGACGTCCTATGGGCGTGCTGGCTACCAACTGCAATTCATGCTCAGCACGGCCATGACAGACGCTGAGCGCTACCCGCTCAAAGTGCGCGACATTGTATTTTTACCGTTGGACTCAGAGTCGGCTCCAATGTCCCTGACGTGGGGACCGACAGAAGACAAGACGCTGAACGATTTGCCGAACGTCGCCATGCGGGGTGACAAAATGTACGGCCCTATGGCTGTCGGCAGTGTGGTCGGTGAGTACAGTGGGTCCATTATGGCTATTGACCCGTCGGGGCGGGGTGCTGACGAGACAGG